TTGTTGATGCCATGTACCATTGAACTTAACGATAACTTCTGAGTAATAACCAGTAGTTGGATCGACAGTTTCAGGAACAAGAGCAGTCACTCTGAATAAGAATGTTGCGTCAGCAGCAGCAGAAGTGCCATCAACAGATGAATTAATATTACCTGTTGTAGCGCTGCCTGTACCTGCAACACCTTTAACGTTTGTATTTAAAATAGTACCTGCTACTGGAGTAATCGTTTGATTATTGCCTGTAACTGCTACTTTAAATTCAGCAGCTGGATCATTTACAACATAAGCAATAACGTTAGTTACGCCTGATGCTGGTGCATATTGAGCTTGCACTGTTTGACCAGTTGAATTTGTATATTGTACACCTACACAAACACCAACAGCGTAAACGCTAGTTCCGTGAATGTCTGCAGCAGATTGTACTGTGCCACCATTGACAAAAGCCAATACTTGACCGTTATAAACAGCTTGACCAGATGTAACAGGGTACTGATTAGTAGCACCTGCATATGGCATGCCGTCAAAACGGTTGATTGGTTTAAAGCCATAGGGAGCGGTAACTGATGGATAAGCCATAGTAATCTCCTTAAATATTTATATTAGTTGCCTTTACCGAATGATGTCGTAGACTTCTTGTCCGCAAACAATGGCATACGAGGATCATTCTGTTTCATAAAGCTATTGTCAACTGCATCAGCTTGTTGTTTTGCTTGATTTTCATAATAAGCTTTACGTTGTCCAATAAACTCTTCTGGGATCTTGCAAAGTAATAATCCACCAATTTCTACGCCGTCTTTAAAACGGGAGTTTTGGTCGACCATTAACTTCATTTCAGGGTGGTCCGCTAATTTAACGGGTTCCCATCCTTCACGCATTCTTGTTGAGACATTTAGATTATCAGCATCGTTTAATAAACTAGTACGAATCCAGCGATAAGCCCAACCTGGTACCTTTTTAAACTCTGGTAATAATGATGCAGGTTTCCAGCTATCTGGTCTAATAAATTCATCTCTTACTTCTTGTTCACGATCTAATCTTTTATCCATTTGTTCTCTCCAATTTTAAAGTTTCTCTTGCATATTGCTCCGGTGTTAGACCAAATTTCTTGGCTAACGCTACTTGTGTCTTCGTCAGACGCACTTTTTTAGGCGCGGTGCTACGCGTTGCCGGGGCAACTACAGTCGAAGGTTTTGTGCGCTCGGCGGGTGTTTCCTCGTCTAGCGTTGCATCCCCAAAGTATTCTGGGAATCGTTTTTGCATCGTAGTATCAATACGACGGTAATATTCGTCAGATGTAGGATTTACTCCACTTCTAACCAATTTTTCATGTAAGCCTAATGCAAGGCTTGTCATCTCTTCATCAGACCCAAACCATTCATTTTTTTCCTGCCAAGCTGCTGCTTTTGGATCAGGCTTAAATGCTTGTGTTTGAGGTTGTTGCTGTAATTGTGGTATATATACCTCATTTTTATCCTCTTGTAAAGGTTTTTCATATTGAGATACATAACTATTAGCTTGAGACAAACGAAGTTGAGCATCATTCATTCGTTGTTGAGCATCTATAATTTTATCAGTTTCACCTGAATCATAGGCTTCACGATAGTCTCGTTTAGCTAAACTTAATTCTTTTTCTAGTGAGCCTTTTAAAGTTTCAATATAAGCTGCTTCGCCAGAGTTTAAAGTCGTTTTTAACTTCTTATTTTCTTGAGCGATTTGTTGTGCATACTTAATTGCTTCTTCTCGTTCACGGTCTGCAGCTTCTTTAGCACGTCTTTCGTCATGCCAAACTTTTTTAAGCTGCGCCATACGTTGTTTAACACGTTCAGAATAATCATCTAGACTATCCTTCTCTAATTCTTCCACCACTTCTTTTGGTAAAGGTTCACGACCCTTATCTTGTGGAGGTGTATCGTCCTCTATTTCAAGATCAAACTCTTGTTGAACTGGTTTAGCTTCAACCTTTTTTTCTACTTTAGGTTCAGCTTCTTTAGGACTTAAATCTACTTCTTGTTCATCTGGTAATTTATTACCGATATCATCGTCGTCTGGATATTCAAAGACAATGCCATCTTGCTTTACAGTAGCCATTTAGTTCTCCTTATGCGCGAGTGTAGCCGCGTGGATCTTGCACCACACCTTCTACAGTATCGTCGTTTATAATGCGGAATTCTCTTCCGTGGATCTTGAATCTAGTACCTGCGTATGCACGTGTTAGAACAAAATCACCCTCTTTACACCATGGGCCAGTCGGAAATCTTTCTTTATCCGAATAAGCCATATCACCCATTCTAACTACAAATAAAACTACAGTAGAATGTTCTTCCACAGATTTAGTTGATCCTGCTTTAACTAATCCGCTTTCAAAAGTTTCTGAAGCTTCAGGAATTGCACAAAGAATCTTGTATCCTTTAGGTTCAGGTAACTGTAATCCTCTTTCTTCAATCGGTATATCTTCTGCTTGTACTTCATCTACCTTAGGAATAACAATCGGTCGACCACTTGCATCTACCAAATTCTTATTCATTGTGAGTATGTCACTCATCGTCATATGTCTCCATTTTCTGTGCAAGGTCTTTAATCATACTTTCTGCGACGGATAGACCTCGTATATATCCTGTCATATTAGTGTACGAAGCGTAATCCTTCGCTGCTCCGTCTCCTAAATTCAATAAAACTGTTTTGCGCTGATCATCTATTCGAGACAATAATAGCTCTAGCGTTGGGTCCATGTGTTACTCCTTAGGTTGTTGTATATTCCTTTGCTGTGCTTTAACTTGCTCCATTTGAGCATGATGTTGCATTTGGGCTTGTTCTTTACGTAACTCTTGTTCGTTATGTGATTTAACTGCGTCAATACCTAGTCGAGTACCTTCAGCAAATTGTTTAGCTTCAAGTGCTTTATTATCTTTAACAGTTTGTGCACCTAATGTAGCACCTGCAATTCTTTCTTGTGATTCAACACGCATTTTCTCAATTGCAAGTCTTGCTTGTTCAATCTCAATATCAGCTTGTGTTTTTTGCTGTTTGATTTGTAGGTCTTGTGCTTTCAACTGTAATTCTTGTTGTTGCATTTGAATAATTGGATCTTGTTGCTGTTGTTGAATTTGTTGTTGTTGAACTTCATTCTGGTCTTTAGCTAAAAGTTTTCCAGCTGCTTGAGCCATGAGTTTAGAAATTTCTATTTCAACATCTTCTGGTAAATCTTGGTCATAATCAGGTAACGGTACGCCTAATTGTTCTTCGATTTGTTTTCTATATTCAAACGCTACGTGTTCATTAATGTGTGCCATCGCTGCAGCTTGGATTTGCTGAGCCATAGGATTTTGTCCAACCATTTGTTGAATCTTAGGATCTTGCATTGCTGCCATATGAACTTGAATATGTGCTTGATGATCTTGATAGATAAATGCTTTAACAGGCTTACCATTAATGATTGCCATATTTTCAGCCACTGGATCTTTTGGTTTCTGATCTTCAGCACTTGGTATAAGTTTGCCAACATTCTTAATACCTAATACTTCTAGCATCTGACGATTAAGTTCTGGTAAATCATAGATTTGTGGATTAGCTTGAGCCATTTGCATCACAGCTTGATACTGAACCACTTTTTGTGACATCGTAGCTGCGTTTGGATCTGATACTGGAATCACATCTACATTATCATAATCAGCTTGTTTAGCACGACGATCACCTACATCTGGATCATATGAATATTCTTTCGGTGTGTAATCACGAATAATGCCTTTAAGAAGTTTGAACTCTTGTTTCATTGCATAGTAAATACGAGCTTGTACAGCTGACATTACTTTGAGAGTTCTTTCTAAGATAGCAAGTGTAGTACCCACTGGAGCATTAGCACTCATATCAGAAACTTTTAATCCATCAGCATTAGCAAATGCACGACCTTCTTCAATGATTTGATTCATCAAGCTATTTAAAACTTGTGAAGGTTCTTTATATGGAAGCATTAAGATGTTGTCACGGATCGCACCACTTGGTACATCTACGTCACGGAATTCACCAGGAGCAATGGGGGTATCGTCGCCTTTAATGCGTAGACCGCGTGACTTAAGCCCCCCTGGTAGGTTGCTCAATGTACCTGCATCAACGAGTTGTCTTAAAATCATTGTGCCGGACTTAGCAAACGCTCCAATCAAGTGGATTAAACCAAAGCAGTAAAATCCGAATCCTGGAATATAACCATAGTGAACGAAGTGTTGACGTTTTAATTTAAGCTTGTCATCTGGGTTCCAATTACGACGAATAGCTAAAACTGTACCTGTACCTTTATCAATTGTAACTACGTAAGGTAACGCTATGCCATCTTCTGAATCACCATTTTCTAAATCTAAATTAACATGCATTTCAAGGATCTTAAATCTGTCATCTTCTGACGGATTAAAACCTAGTTTTTCTGCAATCTTTTTCTCAGCTTCATCAATATCTAAGAATGGTTCACCAAGGTCTACGTCGCGATAAAATCCTGCAACTTGTAATTTTTTAATTTCGTTAGGTGTCTTACGCATGACGTGGGTTACACGTTCACATGTTTCTAAATTAGATGCACCATATGGAACTACGATATCTTCCGCAGGCACATACATTGAAACTTGGCGTTCTAAGCTTGGATCATAATAAACTTTTTTAAACGCATTACCTGCTAAGCCTAGACCCCATAACATTCTTTCATGCTCTGGACGATACTCAGGCATCATGTCAGTGAGTTGGTAATTCATGTCATCTTGAACACGCTCAGCTGCTTCTTCTTTTTCTACTGTTTGTTTACCAATGATTTGTGTTTTGACTGGACCTGAAGCTGGAAATGTCTCCATCATAGTTTCTGCTTGGAACTTCACAAGTGCTTCTGTCATTAATGGGTGATACACATTACATGCACCTGGCCATGGCTCTGTTCTATCTTCAACTTTTAAACCAAGTAATTCTAAGCCGTCTACGTAAGTAGTTAACCAATCTTTGCGAGATGCAATGTCTGCATCGAATTCACCTGTTAAGTCGCCTGATAGTTGTGTAAGTTGTCCTTCATCTAAGTCTTCTGCTAAGTTAGCATTAAACTCATCATCACCTTCTTTACCAGGAGTAATTGTAATCTCCATGCTGCCATCATCAAGTGTGACTGATTCTGGGTTCTCAATTTCGATGCTTAAGTCTGGTTGACCCATCGCCATCGCTTCTAATCCTTGAGGTGCTTGTGATAAACTTTTATCTATATTGTCTGCCATAATTGATCCTTATAATGCGTAGAGTTTCTTTTGTTTTCCA